GGAGCAAAAGGAGACCAGGGTGAAATAGGACCTCAGGGTTTAACCGGTGCGACTACTTCTAGATGGCAAGTTATACCTATTAATGCTAATAATAATCCTACTAATGAGTATGTTATACTTAAGCCTAAAGTATCAACAGACAACTACCATCCGGTAATATTCTTAGGGGATCAAGATTTTAATGAGGGTTCAAATGATAATGGAACCACAAACTTAAGATCTACATTAACAATTGGTAAACATGCAGTTGGTGGAGAAAGTCCTTCTGCAGAATTAGTTACATTTTGGCACGGCCAAAGAACTGGAACTTCAAATAATATAGCAATAACTCTTAGTACTTCTGAACAAACTAAAACAGTAGATAATATTGTTACTGATTGGACTAGATTTACATTAGCAGAGACTTATGGTGTTAATTTAAATACAGATCCTGCAGAAATAATTGAGTATTTTGTAGAACTAGATAAATTTACTTTTAAATCTAGTGTTGCATTTGATGATATAACTAGTACATTTAAAGTACCTGGTACAAGTATCGATGTTACTGAACTAGAACCTGGTATGATTAGATATTTCGCTGATACTTTTTGGGGAGCTTTTGAAGATGCCAACGGAAATGTTTCATGGATGGAATTCTGTACAGCACCATGTGGAGCTGGCAGTACGCCTGGAACCGTTGCCATAGCTGAGCAACCTGCAGATCTAAACCTAAACCAATACGGAGGACTAGTAGGTAATACTGTTGAGATATCCCCAAGTGGAGATTTAGATGTGGATCAGAACGGAGACCTTCTTGGGATCTATGGATGTACGGACAGCACACAAAAAAATTACGATCCAAATGCCACTATAGATGATGGTACATGTATAGCTTATATTTATGGTTGTACAGATCCTGCAGCATTAAATTATTATCCAGGTGCAGATTTAGATGATGGTAATTGTTGTTATATCCAAGGATGTACGAATGCAAATGCCTCAAATTACAATTCGGAAGCATGTATAGATGACGGTTCATGTGCTGGATTGGAAACAATCGAGTTTACTGGCGTAACATCTGGTGAATTTTCTAATATGACACATGCAGGTGGAACAGCTTACGTGAGTTATGCTACAGGACCAACCGCAGGATTAATATTAAGTGCAAGTACTGTAACTGTACCTGCATGGGTAACGATAACATCATATCAAAACGCGAACCTTGATCCGGAATTAACCTTTACGGTTATTGCCAACACGGCTGGAGCTAGATCAGGTGCTATTGTAATTACACACCCTAGCAATTCTGGAGTAACTGATACATTGAGTTTATCTCAGGTATCTGATCCGGCATACTCCCTAGGATGTACAGATCCTAACGGAGATAATTACTCTGCAGAGGCAACGGAAGATGATGGAAGTTGTACTTATTGTGCTAATTTCTCTAAAGCATCCACCGGTGCAACTGACCCAACTACATGGGGTGGAGTCGATGGTACATTTACTATAACTGCAACTGGCGGTAGTAATAACTATGAATTTAGTGTTTACTTTGCATCTAACGACGCCCTTGCAAATCCAAATAACTTAGCAGCTGGAACATATTATGCAATTATTACGGATGTAGGAGCTAATCCTTATGGAGGAGTTTATGGATGTACTGACAGGCATGATTTTACTTTGAGTAATCCTACAACTAATGCAACAACACTCGCTCCAGTACCTACGTATAACTCGTTAATTGCAAATCCTGGGACTTTAAACGTAGATGAAGGAACTACGATTACATATACGATTGGAACCTCTGACGTACCAGACGGAACTAAAGTATGGATAGACCTAACAGGAACTCACAATCAGGCTGATATTCTCGACGAGTCATCAGGAGCAGGAGCCGGATCTACTGATAGTACCGGCTGGGGTAGGGAAGTTACAATAAACAATAATACAGGTTCAGGTTCAATTACGATAACGAATGATGTGATATTAGAAGCTGGTATAAATGAAACTATTATAGCTACACTATGGCCAACAGATGGTTCTGGAAATGCAACAGGAGGCATATCTCTGGAAAGACGTATTAATGATACATCATTCCCATCGACTGCAACATTCACCGGAAACTATTCAGCAAATCCTGCGTGTACTCCTGCCACCGGACAAGGTACATGGGGAATATCATACAACGGGACACAATCAGATTTCATAACGAAAATGATTTCTGTAAATACAAACCAATTCATTAACTATGCTAGAGTCGAAAGTGCAAGCGCCGGAGGATGGGGTGCCGATAAAATATTATGGCGATTTGACTTGAATGGGCCAACTAATCAACATGGAACAAACTGTTTTCCTCCGTCACTTACATTCGCTAGCGGGTTTTCGAATACAGATAGAGATGTGATGACAATAAATGACACGTATTTAGATGTGGCATATACCCTCATAACTGATGGACTAACTTCACCTGCTGGACTAGATGCTTTTACTGGAAGTTCATGGATTAATGGAGCAAATCAAACAGGACCGATATCAGGGCATAATGGCAATACTTGGACAGGAACTTATAGATTTACTAAACAACAATCAGGAAGTGGTACTATCGCTGTGGATGTACCAGTTACTGGGCCATACTCGACAACTGATATGTGGTATGTAAATCTGGACTTTACGAATACGAGATTATAGTGAAATAATAGTAATGGAATTTAAATTATGGTAAATAAGATAAAAGATATATTTTCGAACAAGACTCTAGTGATGTTTATCGCCGGGGCTCTTTTCGTTATGTTGTTTCTTAGACAATGTAATAGTATTGAGAACTTAAAACAAGACGTTAAACTAGCACAAGAAGATGCTGGTAGGCAACTTAATAACTTTAAGGCTTCTCAAGATTCTATTACTATATTAAGAAATGATAATGGCGATCAGCTTGCTCAAATTAGATCGTATGAATTCGATCTTTCAGATATGCAATCTACTCAAAGTGATTTAACTAAAAAGTACAAAAGAGCTTTAGCTCTAAACAAAGACTTAAAAGATGTTAATTCATTAATATCTGCAAATCTAGAGATTAAAGACACATTAGATGTAACAACTACTACTGAATCAGTTGGGACAGATACAACTAAAATTACATTTGAGGCTAATAATGATTTTGGCAACGGTAACTCAAGATTCTTATCTGGGTTTTCCACAGTTAAATATGATACTATGTTTAGCGAATTCAAAGTATTAGAAACTCAATTTGATTTAACACAAACACTAAGCCTAATGGCTGCAATTGAAAATGTAAACGGGGCTGATAGATTAAAGTTATCGACAAGCTATCCTGGATTAGTGATTAAAGATATTGAAAACATAAACTTAGTTAATAGTAGATTAAACAGAAAGGACCAAAAGAAATCTAGATGGATGGTTGGTTTTGGAGTTGGATATGGTATTAACTTAAATAACAATCAAGTGATTAGTACAGGCCCTTCCATCGGAGTAGGATTATATTGGTCACCTAAATTTTTACAATTTTAAGACATGGCTGAATCTTCAAGATATTTTAGAATAGACCAAGACATACTACTTGAGTTTATATACCACGACCAAGGCGATCAAGAGAAGTATCGTATCGAGGTAGATGATAATGGTAGTGAGGTTAAATTCCTAGACACTATAAAAGGTGACTCTTCAAGCACTAGACACTTAATTTCAGAACTGGGAAGTGCGGTGGTTAACTTTGACGTAACTGTTATGTCAGGTTATATTGCAGTTGAAAACTTTGCTGCTAGGACTTTATTAATGCAGAATGGAAAGACTTACAAGTTTGATTTAAGTGCTTTGCCACAGCCTGAATTATTTGCAATCAGCGATAGCTTAGGGGTTTATTCGTACTCTGCTATTACTAATATTGCTGAGTATACTCCGGTAATGAACGGAACAGCATCATATACATACCCTAATTTAATTGGCGGTAAAGCAATTGTCGATACAAGAGCTAATCCTTTATTTGCAACACCTGATGAGGAAACAGGAAACGATATTAACCAGACAATCGGCCGATACCATGCAATAAACGTACCGGGTAATGATAGAACTAAATATGCTTTATTAGGATATGATTCTACTGGGTACTACGAACAACAAAATTTTATTAATAATTCACTTGATTGGACAGGTTCTAGAGAAGACGATCTATTAAACTACCAAACAGATGCAACTGCTAATATTAACTTTATCTTATACGATACAGTTAGGTTACACTTAAAATCTGGTTTTAGTTTTGCAGCAAGAGGATATGAAGGATTTCTATTTGAAGTTAGTACAGAAAGAACTACTAGAATTAAAAACTACTTAACACAATTAGTTTATTTGAATCAAAGTAATTATGAGCTTTCAAATCCTAAGCCTTTTATTTTAGGGGAAACTCTTTGGTCTAAATATATTAATATTAAGATACCGAGTATTGTTGGTCAGAATTCAGAATTTGATGACAGATTTTATGGGGATGGAACTATAGGTTCTAGCGATAAAAACCCATTTAGTAATTATGGTGTTAGTTTTAAATTATTAGATAAGTTAGAAACCAAATCCGGCTATGATTACGTTTATACTGGAGAAGAAAATACATTTACAGTTGCAAGAGAAGATGAGTTTGCTGATTTTACAGTAGTAGTAGAAGATGCCAACGATGGGGATTACTTTAAAATATATGGTGAAAAGGATAATTCACTTTCAGGATTTGAAGGACATATTTTAAATAGAATAAGTACTTCGTCTGATGATATTGTAGTTATTTTTGACGTAGATGTATTTGAACAAGTAGGTACATCGTTTATTAAAACTACTCAAAATACGTTTACTCAATACGAAGACTTTAGTACTCCGGTTACTTTTAGACCAGTGATTACAAATGCAAATGTTGCAGTTAGTTTCTCAATTGATGTAACTATGAGAATCTACAACCAAACTGATAATAGTCAAATTACTAAAAAGGCATCGCTTACAGTGAATCAAGCTGCTAGATATGGTAAAAGACTACAGGCACTTAAAATTGATAGCCCAAATATATTAACAGAGGTTTACAATGTATTGCCTAGTTTAACTTCTAACAAAACAATATCTGGTTTTATTACAGATAATTTACCTAGAACTGTAAAATACGTACCTACATTTATTGAAAGATATAATGTTATCGCGTCTAGCAGCAGGGTTGATTTAACCAATATAGGATCTGGATCTGGCAGTGGAGCTGGCATTAATGAAATGATAGCGGATGTTGAAGATATAGAAACTGGTGAATTTGTAAATGAAGGTGATTTAACTATTACAATACCTCCATTTGCAACTTACATAAAGTTTGTAATTGCTAAAAAGAGAGGTGATGATTTTGAATACATTTCTTTTGAAAATACTGAATTAGTGATCTTAACGTTTAACGACGGTAAAACTAAATTAAAGTTTAACCATGTATATAATAAAGATATTGACATGGGACAAGGTGAAGTCTTGTTTAAGATTAATGAACCTAACGCTGTCTCTATTAGAGGTATGCAGAAGAATACATTCTATATTAGCATTGATAACGGACAAGATGAGACAATGGTTACTAAAGGTAAATTCATAAATAACTAATGATATTAAATAGTAGAAATAATTCATTTGATTTTAGATTTCCTAGAAAGTTTATACCTCAGGAAGTTGCAAACAAATACAAAGCGTATTTAAACAAGACCCCTGGTAATCTTTTAGCTGAGCCTATTGACGTGATTAATTATTCAATACAAGGAGTTAATATACCTGGTGTTGCATTTGATCCAATTACTCAAGCAGATAATGATGGTACTACAAGAAGCCACAGAGGAGCAGTACCAATCCAAAATACAATATCTAGAGAATTCACAGTAACTATGCAGTTATTAGATGGTTTTATTAATTATTGGATAATGATGGACACTCTACTTTATTACTATGCTAGGACAACAAAGGAGCCTTATATTGAACCAATGACTTTAAGAATATTAGATGCAGAAGGAAGTTCAGTAGCATATATGGAATTTAATAAAATAATAATGAACTCTATTAATGAGTTAAACTTAAATATGGCAGAGAATGCAGCAGACTTTAATACGTTTGAATGTACGTTCGTTTACAATAAGCTAGATTTAAGGTTAGAAATAGACTGATATATAACCTATGAAAGATATTAAAACATTCAACACGTACTTAGTAGAGCAACAGCTTACAGAAACTGACATGCAATTATTGCAAGAAGGTTTGCAATCCGAATGGACTACTGAATTAGAAGACAAAGTAGATCTTGCTCTTGAGCAGTTTGTACAACAATACCAAAACGAAGATGGTACATTTGAATTAGATAGATTAGAAGAAGCTTTTTTAAATGAAGGTCTTTTAGGTTCTATCTTTGGTGGTTTAGCTGGATTTGCTCTAGGTAAATCAGTTGGTAAAGTTATTTGTAAAGTACTAGGTATTCAAAAAGGTATCTTCTACGATTTATTAACCTCCCGTTTAGTTGGTGCTGCTTTAGGTGCTGCGATGGGTAAAAGAATCTAATTTGAATTTAGTTACAGTTGACTTCTCGCTTAATTCCCCTGGTATATGTGTCTGGCAGTCTGATACGAATGAATATCACTTTATCTCCTATATTAAAGCTGGTTCAGGAACAAAAGCCGAACAAAAAAGACAAGAAGAAATAAGTCTATTTAAAGACGTTACTCTTGTACACCAACCTGACTGGAAATCTTCAGTAGGTGATTACTCCAAAAACGAATTTGCAAAGATTAAAAGATATATCCAAACAGCGGATGATATTATTAATTTAATCATAGGCATAACAAATACTAAGAAGGATTATCATATAGCATTCGAGGGAACATCGTATGGTTCTAAGATGGGAACTAATAATATGATTGACATGGCAGCAGGAGCTGCAATCCTAAAAGAACAAATGATATCACAACTCGAGGTCAAAAATTTACTGACCGTTGCACCCACAACTATTAAGAAGCATGCAGGTAAAGGTAATATGAATAAGTTAGCTCTTTGGGTAGCCTTTTTAAATAATATAGTAGATAGTCCAGAGTTAGCTCAGTCTCCTTTATTTAAGTATTGTGTAAATGAAATAGGTGATGAGGTTAAGAAGGTTCCAAAACCATTTGACGATCTAGTCGATGCTTGGTTCCTTAATCATTATTTGCTTCAGCAACTTGGGGAAAATTTGCCGGACTAACCAGAGATCTTTTTCTGCTTCAAGCCGCGCCAGCACCAGATCTGCTAACCAAGTCTCTGCTTCAAGCCCCTTTCTGTAACCATCTCAGCCAGACACTTATCTTTCTTTGGCGTTAAAGACATAACTTATATGCGACTATGGAGAAAAGGTTTCAAAAAGGTTCAACAAATCTCAATCTTTTTTTTTATATAGCTGAGAAAGGGTCCATTTTAGCGACCAATATACTCTTACTATTACGCAAAGTATTAACATAATATCTAGAAACAAAACGAAATAACGATATATAATAAGTATAAAAATCAAACGTTATCAATAATATGTTAGTAACTGCAGAATACCTTCGTCTTGCTACGATCCTACACAAAATGGTGTTAAACAACCAGATTACGTCTAATGAACGTGAGGCGTTGTTACACAAATCAGGGCTGATTAAGCTAGAGGATAATAGATGGAAGGAACCTGAAGGAGCTGTATTAACGATGAACAATTATTCTAACGAAGAGCAATAGTATGCATACCACTACGTGTAAAGTATTTAATATTATTAATGAGTCTCCAGACGAGCCATTAGAACTTCAATACACACCATGTAGTAATGGCATTGCATCGGGTTACACCGTTGTCTCGGGAACAATAACAATGTGTTCTTATGTTGAACCCTATATAACTTCTGGTTCTGGATCTGTAAAAAGAATCCATGACGCTGAGTTAAAAGGAATTGGCGAACCACAAAGTTAAATATGAATTTAGTTTGAAACTATTGATTATTATACCACTATAAGGAACTGAAAGACATTAAAGTATTTCAATTATTAAACAATTAAACAATTAAACAACTAAAAGAAAATTATGAGCGACTCATTTGACATTTTTAATTTAGGCGTGGAAGACGTGGAAACGCACCAGCCTGAAAGAACAAGCGTAAACGAAGTTTACAAACCTACAGCCGACGACGGTAAAGACGGCACTTACAAAGCATTAATACGTTTTGTACCAAACCCAGAGAATCCAAGAAACTCTCTGATTCAAAAGTACGTACACTGGTTAACTAACTCTAATGGAGATGGTAAATTAGTAGACTCTCCTCAAACAATTGGTGAACACTGTCCAATTGCAGATGTATTCTGGAAATTAAGAAAATCAGATTCTGCAGTAGACCGTAAGTCATCAGAGAAATTAAAGAGACGTCAGCAGTACTATTCTCTAATCAAGATCGTTAAGGACCCACAAAACCCAGAGTTAGAAGGTACTTACAAAGTATTCAAATTTGGATATAAGATTAAAGAGAAGATTGATTCTGAATTGAAGCCAGACTTTGGCGAGCCAACTCAGGTATTTGACTTATTCGAAGGTAAGAACTTTGAGCTTGTTATTACAAGACAAGGGGAATACAATAACTACGATAAGTCTAAGTTCTCTTCAAGTAAATCTGCAGTCTTAATGGGAGAAGCTCCAGCAGAAAGATCTAAAGAGACTATGGCAAGTATTAAAGAGGAATTGGAAGCAGCTCCTTCACTTGCAACATACGACTATAAAGCATGGGACGAAGATACTCGTTCTTTTGTTAACAACGTTCTTAGAATGTATCTAAATCCAGGCGAATCGATTTCAGAGGTTACATCAACACCTGCATCGAAAGCGGCAACAAAACCAGTAGCTCAACCAGTAGCTGCAGCCCCAGTGGCAGCAGGAACTGCAACAGCAACGGAGCCAGCAAAAGCGAATACTGATGATGATTTAGATTCTTTCTTGAATGACCTCAACCTCTAAGAACATAACTCTTACTGAGGAGCTTAAAAGTAGAATAAAGAAGGCACTGAAACAAGTATGTGTTGAAGCACATTCTACTCCAAACAAGCAACTACTTAAAGACATGCCAGGGCGAATAACCCTGGCGTGTCCTTATTGTGGTGACTCAAGTCAAGATGATACTGCAAAGAGAGGCAACATGTATTGGGACACATTACAGTTCCATTGTTACAATTGTTCTGAGCATACAAATCTATATGGACTATTAAAAGACCATCAGATAAAGATGCCTAATTCCGGCGACTCGTTTACTATTATAGACTATATAAAAGCAAACAAGTCTCAAGTTAGCCAAGAACAAGTATTACAAAACTCATCTCTTGCTAGTGTACAAGAGTTGGCATTAACAGTCGCTGAATTTAAAGAGATATTCGGTGCAAAAGAAATTACACCAGGAGAGTGGATATGGTTTCAATTAAAAGAGAGGCTATTACACAATAAAGCGAATGAATTTCTTTTCTCCCAAAAAGGGAATAGACTTTGGATTTTAAACATGGGCATGGAAGGTAAAATTATCGGCGCTCAATCCAGAAGAATGAAAGGTTACGGGTCTAGGTATTTAACTTATGATTTACCTAAGCTCTATGAAGAATGGAAGAAACCGCTTGACCTACAACCTGATGAACTCACAAAACTTGCAAAGGCAAGTACTCTGTTTGGTATTATGCAAATAAACTTCCAGCAACCAGTAACTCTATTCGAGGGACCTATCGATGCTAAGTTTATGCATAACTCTTTAGCCCTAGCTACTGCCGGTAGGACTACAGACGAATTTGATGAGATGGCAACAGTACGTTATATGTTTGATAACGATAAGACTGGTAAAAAGAAGATGGCAGAGAAATTAAAGAAAGGTAGACCTGTATTCATGTGGGCTAAATTTCTAACAGATTTTAAGTTAGATACATATAATATAAAAGATCTTAACGATCTTGTAAAGGTATGTTTCGAACAGAAATCCAATGCATGGAAAGAAATTGAAAACTATTTTACAACAAGCGAATTAGATCTATGGTATGTATAACTGATATGGTAGAAGATAATCTAGAAGACTTTCTGAAGGATTCAGAGAGATTTAAAGGCAACAAGTTAATTGTTGATTTTGAGGTAGAAGAGTTTAATGTACAGAGCAATAAATTTGTTGTGGAAAAACCTAAATTAAAGAAAGGCCAAAAGGCTGCAAAATTTATTAGGCCAAATCCAAACAAAAAGTCTCTGTTCTAATATAACTAATATGAGCAAAGAAAAGATTCAAGCATTAGATCAAAAGTTATCCGCACAACGGGCAACATGGTCTGATACAATAAGAGGACTCGCAAGAGGACTTAAAAAAGTAGATGGTATGGAAATGGTAATAGCAGAAACGCTATCATCAAGACAGACTTGTGTAGATCAGATTGCATACCTAAACGTAAAAATAAAAGAACAGAAGACAGGAATAAGTTTAAGATATAGGGAAGCCTATATTAGATACTATGAGTATGACTATAAGTTAGGTGAAAAGCAAAAAGAAAAGTTTTTGGAAGGCGACCTAGCAGATGAAAATATGATACTATCTCATCTTGAAAACCAATTAGAATTCTTTGCAAGTTCAGTTAAGACCCTAGATAATATGGGCTTTGCAATTAGAAATCGATTGTCTCTGAACGGACTATAATAAATGGAACTAAGTTTAACTGAAAATAAACAGTTTCTGCGAATTGATGATGCAACTGAGCTAGAACTAGAACAGCTTAATATTACATTCAATCGTAGGATTGATAACTGGCGTTTTCACCCTCTGGTGAAGAAAGGTCTATGGGATGGCTATATCTCTTATATGAAAGATGATAAGTGGATTCCTTCCGGGCTTTGGAAAGAGGTGATGGATATGGCAAAAACATATAAATATGAATTAAAAATGAACGGTGTTACCTCACTGTTCGATGCTAGTGTAAAACAAGACGAATTCACAGCATGGGCCCTCGATTACTTTGACGGCCACGATATCACACCACATGATTATCAAATAGAAGCAGCATACAATATCTTAAAGTTTAGAAGATGTTTAAGTGAGTTAGCTACATCTGCAGGTAAAACACTTATCTCGTATATGGCAGTTGCGTATATGTTAGATAAAGGCAAAGCTGGTAGAATACTATTCATTGTACCAAACGTTTCGTTAGTTGTACAAGCCTCTGAGGACTTTATAGAGTACAACTGGAAGAATGAAACCAATATTAAAATACAACAGATATATGCTGGCCAAAAGATTAGAGTAGGTAGAAATGTAGTAATAGGTACTTACCAATCGTTAGTTAAAAAGGATAAAGAGTATTTTGAACAATTCGATGCAGTCGTTATTGATGAAACACATAAGGCTAAATCAACTTCAATTAAAACAATCTTACAAAAATGTACAGCAGCTAATTATCGTTTTGGTTTATCAGGTACAATTCCTAGAGAAAAGACATTAGATAGGTTGACGTTAATGGCACACACTGGTCCTGTAATTACAGAAGTTACTGCGGCACTATTACAAGATGAAGGGCATATTGCCGGATGTAATGTAAAGATAATTAAAATGGATTATGCTCCTCAAAGTACTAAGAATGCTTTTCATGAGATGTCCCAAAACAGATATGAGAGTAAAGATGTGTACAGGTTTGAGAGCAATTATGTTATTAATTCAACAGGCCGCCTTGCTTTTATTACAAATATTATTTCCAGAGTACGGGGTAACAGTCTTGTTCTCTTCCACAGGATTGAACATGGTAAAAAAATATATGAAAAGCTGCGCCAAGAGAGTGATAAGCCAATATATTACGTTGATGGAAATACTGATAAAGATATTAGGGAAGAATACAAAAAGAAGATGGAAGTCGGTGCTCAGGTGGTTATTGTGGCCTCTTATGGTACATTCTCCACCGGTATATCAATTAATAAGATACACAACATATTCTTTACGGAATCGTTTAAATCGGAAGTAATTATTAGACAATCCATTGGTAGAGGATTAAGAAAACACCACACTAAATCAGAAGTAAATATCATTGATTTTGTTGATGATCTATCATCTCCTGATTGGGATAACTACCTTATTAGACACTCAAAAGCTAGGATAAAAATCTACAAGGAACAGAAGTTCCCGTACGAGATAAAAAATGTCCAATTTGATGGAGATATATAATACTATAGTACAAGAAAGTAAAAACAAAATTACACGACATGAGTCAAAACAAACTACAATCTTTTGAAGACTTTGCTAAAGCGAATACAGTAGCTAAATCAGCAAGACTTGAAGAAGAACAATCAGCCAAGCGAGACGCATCGGCTAATCAATTTAAATCAATCCTATCTGAATTTGGAGTTACTACAGTAAAAGAACTTACTGAAGAAGATAGAAATAAATTCTTTACCGCGTTAGGCGCATCTGAAGTTTCTGAATCAATAGCAATTATTGAAGAAGGCACAAGATCTCAAATCGGTAAAATCAAAAAGAATGGAAAAATATCAACAGTGTATATGCACTATGATGGTTATCCAGATAATATGTTACCTAAAATTAAAAAGGGTTACGCAGATGGAAAGGCAGTAGACTTACTACTGAAGAAGGGAGGTGGTTCCGGTCTAGAAGTAAAGGTAGACGATATTAATTTCTACGGCGATAAAACCACTTTAGATGGGGACATTAAAAATGTTGAGAAGTTTGTAAAAGATGCTGCTAATGATGGCGGAGCTGAATTTATCTACCTATATTCTGAAACAGATAAGAAATGGTATATGGTTGATATTTATGACAGTTACGATTTAGAGCCTGCATTTGAATCACTAAACACTATGGTAATCAACGAAAAGTTTGTAGTATCTAAAGGTAATTTAAGAGATGCTAAGAAAGTTGCTAAATGGTTAGAATCATTCTTTACGAACCATACTGCATTAATGGACGGACCTCTTTTATTAGGATGTTCTAGATACTTATTAGCAGAAGCATTAGGTGATGCTAATTTCCACAGATACAGAGACCCTGTAAGTAAAAAGATGGGTGGTAAGATTACAACTATTACAGTAGAGATTGATAAACTAGGAGGACAACAAATTCCTGTAAGTAAAAAATCAATTATGAATTTACTAGACGAACATTATTCTGGATTAGCTAACGCTGCAGGATGGTCAGGTATTGGTATTGTTGAAGGTATGGCTTTATTCTTAGACGGATTTGGTCACTCTAAAATAGCAGAAGCTATTACTGATGAATTTAACTTAATATACGCAAATGAATCAGCAGTTACTGAAGGTAATGCATTTTTAGCTGCAAGAGCTAAGGCAATCGAAGAAGACGCTGAAGAATTTGAATTTAACGGTAAGAACTTTCCGGTAATTAATAACTCAGTAGAAGTTGAAGAAGTTGAAGAAGGTAAAGCATCTCAGGCATTGGCTGCAATTGAATTAGCTAAAGAACTTGAAGAAGACGAAGTTGAAGAAGAAGCTACTGAAGAAGCTACTGAAGAAGTTACCGAAGAAGAAACTGAAGAAGTTACTGAAGGAGAAGTTACTTCTGATGAAGAATTTAAAGAATATGCATTTGCTGTTTTAGGTAAAGCATTTGGAGATGATTTTGACGAAGAAAAAGCACAAGAAGTGGTAGACGGTTTATTGTCTAAACATGGTGAAGAGTATGGCGCTGCAATTGGTGCATTAACATCATCATTAGGATAAAAACAACTAAAAGCTTCTTATGAATAAACTATATACATTCCAACAATTTTTAAACGAGAAAGTCCAAGTTAGTAATTTGGACAATTTCGTATTTGAAGGTGGGGCAGCAGGCCACATGATGCATCCTTTCGACGATCACTCGTTGACCTTTGGAGATTTTAAACAAATAGTTAGATCTGCCTTACAAGGTGGATTAGACTTTGAAGAAACTCCAACTGAAAAGACTGATGGTCAAAACCTATTTGCTACAGTAAAGGATGGTGAGGCGATGTTTGCTAGAAATAAGGGACAAATGATAAATCCACTCGATCTATCAAGTACTATTAATATGTTTACTGGCCATGCGTCAAAATTAGTTGAAGAAACATTCATCTTGGCTGCTAAAGATCTAGCAGAGGCACTCCCAGGACTTAAGGACGTATCAATGTTCGCGAACGGATTAAATTTCGTTAATATGGAAATAATTTACTCTAAAAATCCTAATGTGATCTATTATGACAGAGATGTTATTCAATTCCATGGTATTGTAGAGACTGATGGTGCAGGTAATCAAACAGGAAAGCAAAATGTTGCAGGCGAATTAGTTAAAGCTCTAAAAGAATTAAAATCAGATGTTCAAAAGACATTTACAATAATTCCCCCTCAAATATTAAAATTAGCTAAAGACATAGAGTTTGACTCAAGAGTTAACTATTATGAAAAGGCGATAAATAAATTAAGAGATACCTATAACTTATCAGATGGTGATGAGGTTAAGATGTATCACGAGATGTGGTGGAGAAACCAAATTGAAGAAAACTTTGCGGATCTAGATCCTGCAATAAAAGAAGGTTTACTTTTAAGATGGGCTTACTTAGATAAGAAGACATTGGGAATGGTAGCTCTTAAAAAAGCAGTTGATGCTGAACAGGCTAAGAGAGTAAAAGAATTTGATGCATTAAGACAGAAGAAGTATAAAGAAAACATTTTACCATTCGAAAATCTATTTTTAGAGTTGGGTGCAGATGTTTTAAAGAACGCTTCTAATTTTGTTGCTGCTAATCCAGATGCTGAAAAAGCAAGATTACATAAACAAATCAGAACTTCAGCAAACAGCGTTAAAAAGAATGGCGACCTTACTCAAATTGAAAAGGTTGAAAAAGAACTAAAAAGACTAGAGGGAATTGGTGGTATTGAGTCTATCATCCCAACTGAAGGAGTGGTCTTTAAATTTAAAGGTAAAACTTTTAAACTAACCGGTACTTTTGCTGCTATAAACCAGCTAATGGGTATCATAAAATACGGAAGATAATGGCACTACAAAATCTAAAGACATATTTCGAGGGGGCAAACATTTCAGACATCGACGCATTGTTAGATAACAAATGTATTGTAACTGAAAAAATTAGCGGCTCTTCTTTTCATGTTAAAAGAGAAGGTAGTGGATTTGTATATTACAAGTCTGGTTCTAAAGATAAAATGAATGTCATAGACCGTACTATCGTAAGATATTATGAAAACGCAATTAGGCATTTTAAATCAGTATCTGTAGATGCAATGAACGATATGCCATTTGATTGGAAATTCGGATTTGAATACGTTGGCGATAATAAAACAATAGACGTCGAATATGATGTGCTACCTAAATCTAATTTAATTCTAACACATATACAAGTAATGCAACCTTCTAACCCTAATAAAGTTAGAAAGGTAATTAGAGATACTAAAATACTTAACAAGTGGGCAGGATTATTAGAAGTTACAAAACCACCTGTATTATTTGAAGGTCAATTACACTCAGGACAAAAAGACGATATTAAAAGAATACTTGGAATGTCTCCAAATGAATTTGAACAATCGTTTGAAGATAAAGACAGCCCTTCATTTACAAGAACTATCTTTGGTATATTTAATGAGAATATGAAGCAATCAGCTTTAATGAATGATTTATCTAAGGATGTTTCAGGATTTATAGTTAATTTCCATGATGGTAAATCTTTACAAACATATAAACTAGAGAAGTTTAATAAGAAAGATGCACCAGCAAGAAAACCTTCTGACATGTATCAAATTACACTTTTAGATATTGTAGAGCATTTGGCACAATTTAACTTTCAAGATATTAAATTAATAGGAGAAGAAACTGATAAGAGATATTTAGAATTAATGTCTGAGGTTTTTAATAACTATGTTGAAAAGAATGCTACTAAATACATTGGTGCTAAGTTTGATTCTGCAGATTTTTCAGAATCACCTATGTTTGAACTAAACCATAAGTTTTTACAGAACGAAAGAACATTAACATTAGTACAAGATAAAATACTTTCTGAATTATTTAAAATAACATTAGGTAGTTTTAGAAAGAAAAGAAATAAAGAGACAGATCTTATTAATGCAGATCTAATGAACAATATTAATTCTATTATTGAAAAGATTGATTCATTAATAATGGCTGAGACTAGTGAGAGTGATGTACAAAGTTTTAATCAATATTTACTTAATAAGAAGATTAGCACTCAAGTAAGTCCAATTACTGAAGCATTAAAAGTAGATTACCCAGAACATGGTAAGAAATTAGTTAATATGTTTGTTGGTAGATTCCAACCATTTACACTAGGCCATGCTAAAGTAGTCGAAACTATTCACAAACAGAACGGCCATCCAGTAGTAATATTATTAGTTAAGGCTAAGAATAAGAAAAAGGAAGATGCATTTAAAAGACCTTATGATGAGTCAACTCAAGTAGCAATGATTAACTCTTTAAAAGGTAGATTACCAATTGAAGAAGTTTTTGTAATTCCAACCGGTGGTATTGACACTATGTTCAATGCAATGAGACCAAAATACGAACCAGTATTATGGGGAACAGGAAGTGATAGAATGAAAACTTACGGTTATCAAGTAAACAAACAAGAATATAGAGATGACTTAGATGTTAGAGATGACTTCGGTTTATTTGAAATCCCTAGAACTGGTAAGAACATTTCAGCAACACAGGTAAGAAACGCCATGTTAGATGGTGATGAGAAGCTGTTTAAGAAGCTAACTCCTAAGCCGTTACATAATATGTATGCAGAGTTAAAGACTAAACTGGAAAACTCTATGGGCGTAATGGCCGAATCTACTGAGGTAGAGTTCTTAACCTTTGACAATTTTATTAAGAATATATAAACAAAATAAATTAACACATGAAATCAATAAAAACATTTGAAGCATTTACTCATAACATAGTTAATGAAAAAATGACTTTTGGAAGTTATTACTTTAGTACATACGCGTTTGATGGTTTTGATTTACCAGCTAAAGGTGAAACTAGTTTCGCTTTAGTGCTACACAATACTGTAGAAGTAAATGGAGAATCAATGTATTTAAGATCTAAAAACGACCATAATGTTGGAGCCGGATTTAGACCTAAGGTTGTAGCTGTTGCTACAGATCAAGCATCTATAGAAGAAGCATATAAAACTCATGTAAAAACTGGAGGTGAAGGTGCGAACCTTTCAATCTCTTATGGATCATTTACTGTTAAAGGAGCAAATTGCTCATATACAGAAGTTGATGGTATAATAAAAAAGCTTAAATAATTATGAATAAATTTGAAGACTTTTTAGAAGAAGGCAAAAAGATACAAATTAAAAGAAAGTATACTGAAAACCATCCAGCACAAACTGTTGGTAAAACAGCTAATGTTAGAAATGAGATTTTAAAAGCTGTAAAAGACGGTGTGATAACTGAAGAAGAGTTTACTAATATAATTTCTAAATTATCTACAAGCCCTAAAAGATGGAGAACAACCAATTCAAAATATTTCTTTGTTTCTGAAGAGGGTATTAAACTTTCTAAATGGGGTCTTAGGATTTTAAGTGAAGTTGATGATACTCCTAAATTAAAGGCATTTGCTATCCATGAGGCAACAGTTGTTATGGATGCAATGGATCCAAAATCTAAAGTATTAAAGAAACTTCTTAAGAAGCATAAGGTTACAATGGAAATCATCGATATGAAAGGCCCAAGTGGTTGGCCTGAAGTAGAACTTACTGGTTCGAAAGAAGATCTTACAAAGGTATTAGCATCAGAAGATGGATGGGATGACGCGGACTTAGCAGAATATATCGAAGAGTCTAAAGAAGGTAAAGTAACAGAAGGTTATGAAGTTATCTTTAGTGATGGTGTATCTCAAATCCAAAAATTCAGAGATGAAAAAGGAGCGATTGCTTTTATGAAGAAAGAAATTGCCTCTAATAAAAAATTAAAAGAAATTGCTATATACAACGCAGGATCTGGTTTTCATTCAACAACACAAACTGAGTTTGTAGTTAAGTTTTGGGGAAATGGATCTTACTTAGATAACGTTTCTAAAAAAGATAATAAATTAGCATCTAAAAAATTAGAAGAAAAAAACAACATGGAAAATAATATAAACTTATTTGAATCTTTTGAAGCATTTACCGCTTCTAACGGGATATTAAATGAAGCACTAGGTAGTCAATTACTAGCTAGCGTTTTAATGAGTAACAAAGAAGGTAAATACGGTAAAGAAAATTTAAAGCAATTAGCTGGTGGTTTTTACCAATTAGCTAAAGTTGCATTAGATAAAGTAGGTGATGAGGATATGATCGTAAGTAATGATCCAAGTAAAGTATTTAAAGAAAATGGTGGATCAAAGCACATATTATTCTTTATATCTGATAACGAAAAAGATAATCCATATTGTCCTTATGATGCTGGTTACGGTGCATTAAAAACTGTACCAGGTGGAGGTACTCTAATAGCAGCAATGTCTGGTGATAGAGAATTTTATACTAACGACTGGTCTAGATACTCGAAAGATAGAGCATTTAAAAAAGACGGTAAAAAAGGTAAAGAAGACCAAGTTGGTGTATCACATAAATACAGAGGCTGGTCAGGGACTGGACTTAATAATGGTAAAAGAATCGCAGAAGTTTCTGATAGAGTTGTTATTATTAACCTAGACTTAATTAGACAAAAGTATTCTACTCAACAATTAAGAGATGCAAGAGCCGCTGCTAAGGCAGGTGCAACTGCATTTAAATCTGATAAAGATTTTAAGAAATCTAACAACGACAGATACCACCAAATTTTAGCTACTAAGGCTGCAAAAATGCCACTAGATAAAATGGTAGCAGATGCAATCGATATGTTAACTGATCAAATTAAAGCAGGTTTAGCTAAGGGCGAAAAGACTAAATATGATGAAATCAAAATTGGTCAAAGTGCAAATGGTAGAGAAGTTAAAATGAGAGACGCTTCTAATCACATGTCAAATATCCTAGATGATTATTCTAGATATTGTAATTACATTGCACAAGAAGAAGAATCTGATAAAAGATATGGTTCATCTGAATCTTGGTATAAAAGAGAGATTAAGAATTACGCTTTATCACTTAAAGAAAGAATAGCTAAAATCGAAGGATTTGATTACGCTTGGTAATTAATAAAAATAAAACAAATTATGAAAATATTTACATTATTTGAACAGTTTATTAACGAAAAAGTTAATATCAAAAAAGAAATTAAGAAAATAGCAGACTACTATGATGACACAGAAACATCTGGTACAGAAATATACGTAAAAGATTATGTAGAAGATGAAGACGTAAGTCCACATGGTTATATGTTCTGGTGGAATGCAGAAGATCAAGAATGCGGTATTGAATATCAAAAAACAGCAGCTGGTGATGTATCAGATGATCCATGTAAGACAGCAGATGATTTCATAGCATACGTTAATAGTAGAACATAAATAATAAAATACAAACACTATGAAACACTTACAATTATTTGAAGAATTTATTAACGAAGGCACATTAAAGGCTGGAAGAGATGAAGAATTAGGAAACGCTATTCTTGCATATTTTTATGCAGTTGATGGAACTCCAGAAGGTGACGCTGTAAGAGCATTGCCAGGAAATCCTATTAGATATGACGGTAGTGTAGGTGAACAAGATGGTTTATCTGGATTTGGAAAGGCTGTTGTAAAAGACATATCTAAAGCAAGAAGAGTTCCTTCTGATTTTATGATGGGTAATGTTGTAACAATAGCAGCAAACAATGGTAACTCATATTACTTTGATGGTTCTGATTTCGTAGAAGGTGATAAAACTATTATTAGTGGAATTCACAAAATGAAATATAGAGAATTTATCGACAAGCTTATTAAGTTAAAGATAATCGAAACTCCAAAATATTAATATGTCAGAAGATAAATCATTAGAAGAAAATTCAGCAGGTGCAGTATCTTTAAATCCTGGTATGACTATCGGGGGTATTGGAGATCCAGTATTACCAACAGCAACTACGGTAGGTTCTGGAGATGTTCTTTCAGTAGCAGATATAGATGATGACGAAGAAGAAGCCAAGAAAGATAAAACAAAAAAGAATTTAGAAATGGAATCATTGCACTTAACATTTGACAGCTTTGTAAACGAAACATTACTTATCGAAGGTAAATTTGATAATCATGTTGATTTAGTTAAATCTTTACATTTTGAAATAGATCCTGAGGTTGCTAAGGAAATGAAAATTGAACTCGGCAAAAGACAAGGTGAATATTCAGAAAGAAAACAAATCGAAGGTGGAGATTATTCATTAAGAAGATTTAGAAAAGAGATTAAGTATGATGAGACTGGTAAAGATCTTGGTGTATTTAGGCCTGGTAGTTATATGGCTGCCACTTCTAAACTAGGCGATGGTCCACATAAGAAAGCAGTTAAGAAAATAAAATGGACTCAAAAGAAATATGACCAATGGTTAGAAGATGTTGCATCAAATGACGGTTGGAAGAATGCTTCTGATATGGCTCAAAATGCTAAGAACGAACCAGGACTTATTGATTGGGTTAAAAAGAATAATAGAGGTGAAGATGCAATGCAAAGAATCCAATGGGATAT